GATAGCTCTACCCTGTTTGGGCTGTATGCCCTTTATAATCCTCTCATTTTTGTCAAAAAAGTATGTTGGTCCATCTGTATTGTTTATATAATATAGACAAACCATATGGGGAACCGGGTCTCCGTTGTCATATTTCATATCAACATGAGGAATCTGGGGCTCGTAGTTCCTGTATGGGGGTGCCGGCGTGGTCAAATTGACCTTTGCTCTCAATAAAGTGGTGTTGGGGAACATCTTATTAAGGCGATCAAAGATTGGGCGGATGATTCCCAGATGTGGAGAAGAGTTTTCTTCCCCCGTAAAATACAAATGATGGGTAAATTGATCCGGAGAATGAAATCCCGGCTTGGTTACGGCATCTTCTTCAATGTGTGTTTTATAAATTCGGTACGGAAACTTTGAATCTGACACATACTTGAACAACTCCAGCTGTTCTTTGAGAGGTATGAAGTCATCAATAATTTCCATAGAGAGGAGCGAGAGGGATTTGAACCCCCGGTCCGCACAAACGGACTCATGTTTTCAAGACATGTGCAATAAGCCTCTCTGCCATCGCTCCGAGATGCATCAGTATACACGATAAAGGGTCTTTTTGCTCCCAGAGTAGGGCTCGAACCTACGACCGATGGATTAACAGTCCATTGCTCTGCCAACTGAGCTATCTGGGAAGGATCTTTCTTGGGTCAAGCGTCTTGATTTTCAGAGAAGCGTACACTCTTCTTGCACCGAGGTCGTTATCAATGGCTAAAACCACTCTTTGAACAAATAAAATGCTTTCAGCAGCTGTTCTTTTTGATTCTAATCCATCTCTATGAGAACTTCCGGTGTTGTTCATGATTAATCTATGAAATGGAACCCCAAATTCCTTCAGAGATGCGATTGTTTCTTCTCTGCGTGAGGAAGGTCTGGCTGTTACTATAAAAATTTGATATCTTTGATCCAATTCCTTGAGATAATCAATGGTTTTCTGGATCGGCTTTTTGCCGAAAAGAATTGTTCCATCAATATCGCAGATAACAGCAGACATTCTTCTATTCTACCACTATTTAATCAACAATAATGCAATAGTAATAGCATGAAGTGTAAAATACACTGCATGTGTAATCTTATCCTGCTTAGACATTATTCACCACCTCAAAATCAATTATTGGTTTATTTATATGCTGAGCAATATTGTTTTCACCAACAATAGTGATCTTATATCCAAGTGATTCAATATAGTCATACAACTCTTTTCTTCTTTCTTGAAACCAGGGCTTATAAGTCCAGGCTTCAAAAATAATTGGTGGATAATTATTTGCTTCAAGAGTTTTTAAACCACCCTTTAAAACATTGAGTTCAAGACCTTCAACATCAATCTTAATAAGTCTAATGTTTTTAATTGCCATCATATCAAGAGTAACAATACTCATAATTTCGGTTTCACCAATAGTTGCACATTCATATTGATTTTGACGAACTTCGTCATCAAGACTAAATGCACCGATATTAGTTTCTTCTGCATAATTTGGAACAACTGTTTGTATTACCTTCTGTTCATCAGAAATACCCATCTGAATGGCTGTAACATTATTTAATGAGTTTAAAATAATATTTGAACAAAGCTGATAGTAAATAATTCTTTGTGGTTCAAATGAAAAGAACTTTAAATTTGGAAAATGTTTTGCAACTGGAACAACGTAACTTCCAAGATTTGCTCCAATATCCAGAACAGTTCCATCCTGTGCATTGCCAATTAAAGTCTTAGATATATCTTCCAAATGAGCTTCATGACCACCACCACCTCTTAGATTATTTGAAACAATATCTGGTTTATCAAAAATAATAAACCGACAATCTTTAACGGCTGTAATTATTGTATTTGGTAACTTATTCATTCAGAGCCCCCTCTCGGATTTGAACCGAGGACCGCTTCATTACAAGTGAAGTGCTCTGCCACTGAGCTAAAGGGGCGTGTGCTCTCACTGGGACTTGAACCCAGAAACCTTTCGGTGAAGGATTTTAAGTCCTCTGCGTTTGCCGATTTCGCCATGAGAGCGGAGTAGTAATCATTATAATACCAAAAATCGTCATTTGGATGAATAATCACTTCTTTTTCCTATTCGCAGGAACTTTTCTTGCAACCTTCTTTGCCGTTTTTACTTTTCTTTTGGGAACATCAGGAGTTGGTAACCACTTGCCAATTGATTCGCTAATTCCATCAATAATTCTTTCTGTTTCATACTCAACAACGGCTACTACACTTTTGTGTATACCTTTTGATTTTGGATCATCATCTTCTGGGGCGAGCATATCAGAAATGACCTCAGCCATTGGAGCAAAGTGACAATGAAGTAATTCATGAACAACAGTTGCTCGTAAATCTTCCGGACTATCCTTACGAAAATCTTTGTGAAACTGCATGATAGCAAGATTTTGTCCATAAACAATTTCTGTCTCTGCAAGAGAACCAAGCGATGATGGTTTTGGACTAACAGTAATTGACCAATTAGATAAACCGGTCATATTCTTTAATTTATTTACATATCGCTGAATCCAGGGATCAATAGCTTCAGTAGTCTTAGAAGCCATAATCGTAATCACCATAGGAAGAGAAAGAACCGTCAATAAGCTGGAAATTATGTTCTCTATCAAAGACCATATATTGATATTCTTCAAAATCAAAAAATGTTTCTAGCTCATCAAGAACTAAACTAACATCAAGAGAAGAGCATGTATATAGATCAAACTGGAGAAGGCCAGGATTTTGTTCATCCCAAATATGAAATGCAATGTGTGATGTTTCAATCATCACAACACCTGTTAATCCCTTATTACCCTCACTACCAACATATGAAATATATGGACCCTGAATAATGTTCATACCAATCTTATGAACAAAAAGCTTCAACCAAAGCTCAACATCTTTTATATCGGCTTCAGTTGGTGGGTGATAGACATGTCCACGAACAAGAATATGCTTGTGTTGAATTTCTTTAGCCATCTATTCCTCTCTTAGCGGAGTGAAGAATGTTCCTTCAGTCCACATTAATCCAATCGCTGCATAGCCGCCAATATCAAGCAGTGTATCATAAAAACTCTCGTTTTCAACAGCATTCTTAACTCCATCTTTCTTTGACATTAGATTTTCTAATCTGGCAATCTTGTCATGCGTTCTAATGACTAGACCATTCAATCCAAATCTTGCAATATTTTTTGGACCATAATCTTTTTGTTTCTTAATCAGGGTTGATGTAAGCGACTCTCTTGTTAGATCAATATCATTTACTAAACAATAATGGATTGCAAGCGCTCCCATGAAACCAATAAGACAACTATGGTAACGCTTGCAATCCTTGATTACTGATCCTGGTTGATTCTCTTTCATAACACCTGGCTCATAGTTCCAAGACTTTGTTGAGATATAATGATCAATTATAGTTTTAATATAAGTGATATTATCCATATCATCATCTTGAAAATCAATACTATCAAAATATAAATTGTTAGTATTGATAGACAGGAATGCATTCATTGTTGCACGTGCCCCTGCTCTCTCAATGCTAGCTGCAATGATAAACATATCATTAACAGCAAGCGCTGCATAATCTTCCCATGTCTTTTCTGCAACGGGAATTTCTTTTACTCTAATTTTTTGGGGCATCTTTATGAATGGCATTAGCTATTTGTTCTCTCCGTCTTTGGATCAATGATCTCAAACTGACCGCGCTTAACCTTACGGAAATAACCACGGTTTGCATTGTAGAAGTTGTAAAAGGTTGGGAGCGAAATGTTCACATCCTCAGCAACTTGTGCAGGGGTAACAATCTTGCCAACATTTCCGGTAAGGAAGCTGACAATATTTTCCTGCTTGGACTTTCTTCCTGTCTTCATCTTAGTATTCACCTCCCTTTGTTCAAACTTGAAAAAAGAAGAATACTTCTTGTAGTCTTCCTCAGTTACATTGTAATAGCGACATGTCTTGCTTGGGCTCCAGCCTTTGTAGTAACCATAAATTACCGCAGCAGCAACTCTATAATCGTTCAGTCTTAGATCTTCTGGGAGAGAAAAAATCAATCTGTCAAAGATTGCATCAAACTCTTTTGTTGAAATAAAACCAGCATATTCCTGATCCACTGGAAGTGATTCAGTATTTTCTTCTGACATGTCCACCTCTTTCTTCAGATGCAGAAAGACTATCACTTATAAAAAAGGAAATCAATGGGGAAATAAAAAAAATACGGGCGCTCCCCGCATCTAACATAATCTTGCGAAATATGTTAAACCAAGAAGCGCCCGTAGAGCTTACTTTTTATTGTGATTTTCTATGTGATTATCAATCTTGTCTTCAACTCTTTCAAGAACTCTTACAACGTAACCATGTTCTTCTGAGTTTTTTGCTGAGGATTTTTCAATCCTGGCGACTATAATTGCACCAACAAGGCCAATTATAGCGACAATGACCGCTTCCATATTACTCAGCCATTAAAAAGCTAACGATTGTCTCAACATCAATGTCAAACGAACCGAACTCAGCTTCGTGCTGCTTAAGAACTGTGATTAATTCATTCTTACGAACTTCAACCTTTCCATCGCCATCGACTTCTTGAGCCTTTGGTGCTGATGATGCTGGCTCACCTGTTGAACCAGAGTCTGAACCGGGAAGCGACTGCTTCTCTTCTGTAAGCATGAAAGTAACATCCTTAACAGCCTTGCTGAGGACATCAATTTGATCTTGATGATATGCAGCTGCTGAAAGAGCTTCCTTGAGCAGGAACTTATGTCTTTCAACCATCTTTTCTGCATTATCAACTGGAATATTAATAAACTTCATTTTTCCTCCTATAAGTATTATTCAGTTATGTATTTTTCGTTTATAATCCAAAGTTTGCAAATTGCATTAGGTTCAATTTCTCCTTCAACAATTTCACAACCCCTGCCTCCTTCATAGAACACACAGTTGGCACAAACCATACCGGCCTCCTTAAAGGGATTATTCTCTTCATTGGCATAATGAGCTCCATTAGCGCCAGCGCTCTGATCCCATTTTCCAAACTTTTCTGCGATTGCCTCAAGCGCTTCATACTGCGCCTGCTGAATTGGAGAGAGCATATCATCTGGATCTTCGTCTTCCATCTCATCTTCCATTTCGCCATTTGATTCGTCTTCCATCTCCACCTTTTCTTCCATCTCGTCTTCATCTTCCATTTCATCATCTTCCATTTGAACAACACCGTCTGGAATGATGGCGAATCTGCACTTTCCTTCATCCTCAACTTGCTGGGCAATAATCTTGCAAACGCCATCACCCTGATACAGAATGCAGTTTGCGCACTTTACCCCAATCTCTGCATCATCATTTTCTTCTGCTGGCTCGTACCCAGCCCAGACACCAGTTGCATCTTCATTAAACTTTCCATAGCGCTGTGCAATAGAAACAAGCGCCATTGCCAACATTGCTTCTTCTTCTGCCAGATCCTCTGCAATCTTCTTAATCGTGCTTACATTGATTGGCTTCTTGCCTTCGCGTGTTTGTGTTGATTCTGCTCGCCTCTTTCTCTGAACAGCGGAGCGAATCTGTGCCGGTGTCATTCTGGCTGCTCTTGAAGCAGGAACGCATTTTGGATACTTTCCACTACTGGCATCTGATCTTCCACAAGACTCGTAACCACCACCTGGCTTTGGTCGAGAGATATCAACCCATCTTTCATTAAACCATTCAGTCAGACTCTTAACAAGATTATAAACTTCTTCTTCATTTTCTGATTTTTCAACATAGCCATTTAATCTAGCTGCAACGCCTTGCATTCTTGCTTTTTCTCGAGCTGCTGATCTTGATTCCTTATCTCCAGCTGTATAGGTATAGCACTTACCGCTATCTCCCCATTTATAACCTGAGTTACCACCGTCTGAACATGAGTTAATAGGCATAAGTCTTATTTTATCACATTATTCATAAATACTAACAACATCAGCCTGATTCCAGCGCTGAACTGGAATCTGAACTCTCCAGAAATAAGCCGCGGCATCTTCTGATGAATAAACAATTCTTGCATATGCCTTTTTAGCGCCTTCATCGTATACAGGACATCCGCCATTTGGACAAAAATATAGAGCTTTATATTGATACTTATCTTCATGCCAGTGAACCGCATTTACTACAACAAGTTCTTTATTGCAATAAGGACATGTTCTAACTGGATAGGGAAAATCCTTAATCACCTGTCCCAGAATCATCTTGTTCACCATCCTCGTATCTAGAAAGCTTTTTTCTAATTATATAAGTTATAATTTCATCAACCTTATCTCTTGCTATTTCTATTCCATCCATAAGCGCATTTAATTCATCAAGCGTCATTGGGTATTGATCTTCTGGAGACATAATAACAAAGGCAGGTATATAACCTTCTTCAAACGGAACAGCTTTAATAACAATCTGGAGAGTCTCCATATCCTCAAGATTAATTTCTGAATTATAGCTTTCTATTCTCACTTAGTCTTCCTATACTTATTAGTATTCACTGGTACTCTTGTATTTGGTTTTGTAATCTCTTTCAAATCATTTTCATTATTCTGAGGAGGTTTAATAAACCTAATCCACTGGTATATAAGTACTAATAGCACACTGGAAAGAAAAGTAATATCGTTGTTAAGTAATTGACTTGAAGCATATCTAATTCCAAGAGCTGATACACTTGTCCACACTGCCCAAAAAAAGAATTTTGTCATGAATAAAGATTACCAGAAATTTTTATTTTTTTTGTGCTTCACCACACATTTCTGAAATTTTTATGGTATGCTTCGCATGCAGGCATGCGAGCAAACTCATATACTATATAAACTATATATACTTATATACTTAGCATACTAAGCATACCTAGTATACGGATAATCAGAAAAGTGGTATGGTAGATATATGCAAGTGATAGCTGTTGTTGAATCAGACGAATGTGGTCCAGCAGCTATCGTTGACCCCGAGCATATTACGATCATGAAGTTTGATGATTTGTATTTGGCTGCTACCAGATGCATGTATACGAATACTCCAATTAGTTGTGAAATTTCAGAAGAAACTGCACACAACTTGATTCAAAAAGGTGTAAAATGTCTTTCTCTATCATCCGATAGACCTATCGCAGGAAACGAAAAAGAACAACCTTTAAATGAAAAAGATTAGCTGGTTTAGTCTCAACTATCAAGACGCATCTGGAGAAACCTGGTACAGCCAAGGTTATTACAATGCCGCACTTGAAACAATCAAGGCTCTCCAGCAAAAGGAATGCGCTGTCTTTTATACAAGAGAAGATATTCCATATCATATTAATTTCTGCCCCCCAACTTATTATCAGTATAAGTCTAAGTACAACATTGGCTATACTCCTTGGGAATCAACAAAGGTTCCAAATCACTGGGTTGATAATATGAGAAAGGTTGATGAAGTTTGGGCTACATCAAACTTTATTCGAGATGTATACATCAAGAATGGAGTTAATCCAAATGTTTTTACTATTCCTCATGGCATCTCTCCAGAATTTTCCATTCTAGAAAGAGAGCTAACTGGAAGATTCAATTTCATCCATGTTGGTGGAGATTCAAAGAGAAAGAATGCACAGATGGCAGTTGATGCATTCTTGGAACTCTACGATGGTAATGATGATTTTAGATTAATTCTTAAGTACAACAAGTATTGCTACGCAGAAGTTTATCTCAATGGTCAGCTCGTTCCTGCATCTCATCACCCGCAAATCATTTCAATTCCTGAAAATATATCAACTGATGACTTAGTATCTCTTTATCACAAATGTCATTGTATGATTTATCCGACAATGGGTGAGGGATTTGGTTTGATTCCATTTGAATCAATTGCAACAGGGCTTCCGACTATTGTTACAAACCTAACCGGATGTGCTGATTTTGCAAATTATGGAATTCCTCTGGAAGCAGAATTGATCAAGGCTGATTGGCAGGATCACTTGTATGATTGCGATACCGGAGAATGGGCAAGCCCAGACTTTGAGCAACTTTTGCAATTGATGGAGCATGTCGTCAATGAATATGACGATTTTAAGAAATACGCTGTGAAATCTGCCCGAATTATTCATTCGGAGTGGTCTTGGGCTTCTGTAGCTGATAAGATTCTGCGGCGTTTGGAATTTTACGAAAAATCTTTATCGTAGTCCTAAGCACTAATTTTTGACCGAACAGGACAGCCAGATTACACTGGTTTTCTACATTTTTCAGGAGGAACTATGTCTATTTTATCACCAGAGTTTATTGCAAATTATAAGAACCAGACCCCGCCTTGGGGCTTTGGCGGTTTAGGAGAGATTGTCTATCTGAGAACCTATAGTCGCAATATTGAGGGTGCTAATCGTAAGGAAACATGGATTGAAACTCTTACGCGAATTGTTGATGGCGCTGTTGAAATCGGAGTTCCTTTTTCAAAGGAAGAGGCTGAGCAGTTGTTTGATCATATGTTCCATCTGCGTTGCAGTGTGTCCGGCAGATCACTCTGGCAGCTCGGCACTCCGCTTGTAAAGAAGTTCTCTGGAACTTCTCTGAATAATTGTTTCTTTACAAATATTGAAAAGATTGAAGACTTTGAGCTTCTGTTTGATTATTTAATGCTTGGCGGTGGAGTTGGGTTTTCCGTTGAGAGATCAAAGATTCATGATTTGCCAAAGGTCCGTGCAGTAGAAAGCATTACTGCTGAAAGATCACATGATGCAGACTTTATCATTCCCGATTCACGACAGGGTTGGAGAGAATTACTTCATAAGGTTCTTGAATCGTATTTTATTACTGGTAAGTCTTTTACTTACTCAACAATTCTTATTCGTGAGTTTGGTGCACCACTCAAGACATTTGGTGGTACAGCATCAGGACCAGGTGCGCTTGTTGATGGTATCGCAGATATTTGTAAGGTGTTTGATAACAGAGTTGGAAAGAAGTTGCGATCAGTTGATGTTCTTGATATTTGTAACATTATCGGAAGAATTGTTGTTTCTGGTTCATCAAGAAGATCAGCACAGATTGCAATTGGAGACCCAGACGATGTTTTGTTCCTAAGAGCAAAGAATTGGGGAACAGGTAATATTCCTGGTTGGAGATCTAATAGTAATAACTCAATTTATGCAGATTCATACGATGAAATTGTTCCAGAGTTCTGGAGAGGGTATGACGGAACTGGTGAGCCATATGGTCTATTGAATCGTAAGCTTGCAAGAACATATGGAAGAATTGGAGATAAGAATCCAGATCCGACAATTGAGGGATTTAATCCGTGTGCAGAAATTGCATTGGGTGATGGTGAATCTTGCAATCTTGCAACAATCTTTTTACCAAATGTTGAGTCATTAAAGCAGTTTACTGAAATTAGTAGACTTCTTTATATGATTCAAAAGCAAGTTACCAAACTTTCTTATCCATATGAAAAGACAAGTTCAATTGTCAATAAGAATTCTAGACTCGGACAGTCTATAACTGGAATCCTACAGTGTGAGCAAGAAAAGATTGATTGGCTTGCTCCTGCATACGAATACCTCCGTAATTTTGATAAGGCATACTCTGCCGAAAAGGGATGGAATCCATCAGTTAGATTAACTACAGTTCAGCCATCAGGCACACTCTCACTGCTCCCTGGCGTAACCCCAGGTATCCACCCAGCTTTTGCAAAGTATTATGTTCGCAGGGTTAGATTTAATTCGGTAGACCCATTGGTTGATGCTTGTAGAAAGCGAGGCTATAAGGTCGTTTGGGATATCGGTCTTGATGGTAGAGAAGATCATACTAAGTATGTTGTTGAGTTTCCATGTAAGTCACCAGATAATTCTGTTCTTGCATCAAACATGACAGCTGTTGAGCAGCTTGAGTGGGTTAAGAAGATGCAAACTGTATGGGCTGACAATGCTGTTTCTGTTACTGTCTACTATAGAAAAGAAGAATTGGCTGACATTAAGAGTTGGTTAAGTGAAAACTATGATGATGGAATTAAGTCTGTTTCTTTCCTTCTTCACGTAGATCACAACTTCCCTCTTCCTCCATATGAAGAGATTACAGAGCAGGAGTATGAGAAGCTCATGTCAAAGATTGATATGAATGTTCCACTCCAGCAGGGCTATGTTGATCTTGACTTGGATTTGGATAACTGCGCTACTGGTGCATGCCCAATCAAGTAATCATTGATTGATTACCAACTCTAGGACACTTTGAACAAAAAAATAGATATTTTGTGACCAACACTTGTCGCTTTTATTCGTTTTTTAATCAAAGTAGTGTACAATAGATTCCTACGAGCAATCATATGATTAAAAACAGTCAACTCTGGGTTCCAGAAAGAACATATGGCGTATGTATTTGGATTATGCCCGATGGTCAGCCATTATCTGATGGCGATGGATTCCTTTCAGCAGAGGGCTTTGTTGGTGACGAAAGCATTGAAAAACGAGTAAGAGAAGCAGCTATTTATTGGACTGGAAGTGAAGAAGGACAGCTTGCTTGGGTTCATGGGGCTAGAAAGGTTTCTAGTTCTGAAAGAGATGACCAAGTTGATAGATTGCACAACGGATTACTTCCAGATCCATACGAAGATTTTTTTGATAGGTTGAAATAATGGAAAATAATAGAATGACACACATTGAAGAAATTGAAAATAATTCTGAGATAGATGATCTTTCGTATATTAGCTTTGATTCAAAGCCATTATCTGAAGATCCTTTTGAAAAGGTAAAATTCTCATCACTTTCACCAAAGATGAAGAGAAAGGTGCAGAGGCTTTCAAAAAAGTATGAGGGTATTGATGGTATTGGCACCAAGTATATTGATCCAGAAACACTTGATGGATATTCGCTTTATGATATTGTAAATCCACCGTATGATTTAGACAACTTAGCAAGTCTTTATGATTCAAGTGCAATTCATAATGCATCAGTTGCTGCAAGAGTTATGAATACTGTTGGTCTTGGATATGAGTTTGTGGAGACAACCAAGGCAAAGAGAAAGCTTGAGAAGGCATCTGGAGATCCAGAGAAGATTGCCAGAATTAGAAAAATGATTCAAGATGAAAAAGAAAGACTTGAGCAGATTTTTGAAGATACAAACCAAGAAGAGACTTTCCTTGAAACAATGGTGAAGGTTTGGCAAGATGTTCTTACCATTGGTAATGGATATCTTGAAATTGGTAGAAACAACGCCGGCGAGATTGGCTATATCGGTCACATTCCCGGAACCTTGATGAGGGTTAGAAGAAAGAGAGATGGCTATGTTCAGATTGCAAGAAGCAATAAGATATCAGCTGTTTTCTTTAGAAACTTTGGAGATACCGAAACAGAAGATCCGATTAATGGAGATCCAAAACCAAACGAAGTAATTCACTTCAAGATTTATTCTCCAAAGAATACTTACTATGGCGTTCCCTCATCCGTTTCAGCTGCTGCAGCAATAGTTGGAGATAAGTTTGCAAAGGAATACAACATTGATTACTTTGAAAACAAGGCAATTCCTAGATATGCAATTATTCTTAAGGGAGCAAAGTTAAGCAATAAGTCAAAGCAAGAGCTTATAAATTATTTTAGAAAAGAAGTTAAGGGAAGAAATCACGGAACGCTTGTTATTCCAATTCCCGCATCAATTGGTTCTGATAGCGATATTAAGTTTGAAAAACTTGAGGCTGGAGTTCAAGATGCTTCTTTTGATAAGTATCGTAAATCAAACCGTGATGAGATTTTGGTTGCTAACAGAGTTCCTGCTCCAAAGGTCGGTGTCTATGACAATGCCAACCTCGCAGTCTCAAGAGATGCTGATAAGACATTTAAGACTCAGGTAATTGGTCCAGATCAGGCTGTTATTGAAAAGAGATTAAATAGAATTATTGGTGAATTCAGTGATTTGCTCGTAATGCAGTTTAAGAGAATTGACTTGATTGACGAAGATATTCAGTCAAGAATCAATGATAGATATCTTAGAACAGAGGTTATCACTCCGAACGAAGTTCGTGCATCACTCGGTCTACCAGAAAGAGAAGACGGAGATGAACCACTTCCGTTCCCCACAAATGTTAAGAAAGAACAAAATGGTCCAGGTGCGCCGCCAGGAAATTCAAACAATATGGCGGCAGAACCAAGAAATGCTAGGTCAGATACTCCAGAGGGATCAACAGATCCTAGAACAACTGGCGATCAAGCCGAGCGTGGACAAAATCAAGATACTTCAGGAGGTACAGAATGAGCTACGGAATGGGAGTTATTTACTCCGACACATCTGTTGACAGCACAGCAAACACAGTTTCTATAAACGGACACACATCGTGCATTCACTTTTTAAATACTCATGCCAGCACAAATGCTGTTGTTGAGTTAAATGGTGGACCACACCAAGTCCTTGTTCCAGCAGGAAAGAACTATGTTGAGGTTGAGGGTGATTACACAAAGTTTCGTGTCGTCACAGCAGGCGTGACTTTAGCAGTTTTTGCTATAGGATGATTTGCGATATAATAATATATTGCACTAATATTACTATATAGTCATGACTGAATTTAATTTATCCTTTCCCATCTCGATGGTCAAGAAAGAGCAGCGAATTGTAACCGGTATTGCTACCGCTGATAATATTGATAAGGTTGGAGATATTGTTGACTTTAATGCTTCTATTGATGCATTTAAGAACTGGGAAGGCAATATCAGAGAAATGCATGCTCCTATTGCTGTTGGCAAGGCTATCTCACACCGCCCAGTAAAGATCAAGGGCGAGGATGGTCAGGAATATAACGCAATTGAAGTTGACGCATATATTTCAAAAGGTGCTGAAAATACATGGCAAAAGATTTTGGATGGCACACTGAGGGCTTTTTCTATTGGCGGAAAGATTATCAAGAAAGAGATGATGTCCCAGAAGATGCACAATGGTAGACCCGTTTCTGTCATTAAAGAATATTCACTCGGTGAGTTAAGTCTCGTTGATAATCCGGCAAATGCCATTGCTGTTATTAATGTTGTTAAGATGAATGATTCAAATAATTCTCTTGATTATGTTCTTGATTGTAATGATCCCGCAAATGCATGTACAGAAGAATGCCAGATTCAAAAGAAGAAGGAATGGAGAAACCCCAAGGGTGGATTAACGGCTGCTGGTCGTAGACATTTTAAGCAAACGGAAGGTTCAAACCTGAAGCCAGGTGTTAAGGGTCCAGCAAATACTCCAGAGAAGATGAGGCGCAAGGGTTCATTTCTTACAAGATTTTTTACAAATCCCTCTGGTCCAATGAAGGATGATAAGGGCAGACCAACAAGATTAGCTTTGTCAGCAGCTGCTTGGGGTGAGCCAGTTCCTCAGAATGCACAGGATGCAGCTGCTCTTGCAGCGAAGGGAAGAAGACTTCTTGAGAGATATGCAAAGTTAAAGAATAAGAGCATTGATGCTCTTCTTGAAGAAGACGATCAAATTTTAAAATCAGAAATGGAATATTTTATGTCTGATGAATTCATCAAGGATTCAGAACAGGGTTGTGATTGCGGATGCGGTACTTGCTCAGAAACTGTTGAGAAGGCAAGAAATGTCCCATCAAATCCAGAACTTTATGCAAGAGTTAAGGCAGAAGCTAAAGCTAAGTTTGATGTTTATCCTTCTGCATATGCCAATGCTTGGCTTGTAAGAGAATACAAGAAGAGAGGCGGTACATACCGCGTTGAAAAGGCTGAGGCAAATACGGTTACTACAGATTCTATGGCTGGAGCTGGAATCAAAAATCCAACACAAGGTGCTGGTAAGAATTCAATGAAGCCAAAAAAGAAAAAGAAGAAAGAATACGAAATGAATGAGATTGAAAAAACATTAGAAGATATTTTAAATTCTTTGCAAAATGTTGAAAAATATGATACTGTAAAACCTATGGATAATTCATTGACAGATAACAAGCTGTCTTTAGTTAAGAAGTTTATCAACTGGCTCGCTCCGGTTGATGAGACAGGACTGGAAAAGTCCGAGCATAATACTGAAGCTTCAGCAGAAGCGGAAGTGAATGTCGAACAAGTGGAGGAACACGATATGGATATTGAGGTTCTTAAGGAAGCACTTGGTTCAGTCATTGATCAAAAGCTTAACGACTTTGCGACTTCATTTAAGCAGGAAGTTGAGGCAAATGTTGAGGCTAAGATTGAGGAAGTGACCAAGAGCGTTGAGACTCAGAAGGCAGAGCTCGCTGAGAAGTTGGAAGCAACTGAGAAGGCTCTGGAAGTTCAGACTGCTAAGGTTGAGGAATTTGCTCAAGCTGGCGCTGTTAAGAAGAGTGTCGATCCAGAAGACGATGAGGATGGAGAGGAAATTAAGAAGTCAGCTCCAACTGCATCATTCTGGAACAACATCTATTTGCCACAGGGGTTAATTGACTCCTTAGGCTATAAGTCATAAGGTAAGGAGGATAATTACTATGGCAACACAAGAAGAAATCCTTGCTAAGGCTAACGAGGTTACTACGAGCGTCGTTGGTGCAGCATCAGGTGGTTTGCTCAATGCTGAGCAGGCAAATCGTTTTATTGATTTCGTAGTTGATCAGTCGAACCTCATGCGTAACTCGCGTGTTGTTCGCATGCGTACCCCAACGATGGATATTGATAAGGTCTCGGTCGGTACTCGTCTGATGAGAAAGGCAACTGAGGCAACAGATGATGGTTCAAATGCAGCCGTCACCTTCTCCAAGGTGTCTCTCTCCAGCGTCAAGCTCCGCTTGGACTGGGAAGTTTCAACAGAGTCGTTGGAGGACAACATTGAGGGAGCCTCGCTTGAGGATCACCTCGCTCAGATCATGGCTCGTCAGACAGCCAATGACCTGGATGACCTGTTAATCAACGGCAACACATCATCAAACAACGCCTTGCTCAAGGCTCTTAATGGTTTCGTCAAGTTGGCTCTTGCTGGTGCAACAGTTGTGGATGAGGCTGGAAATAACATTTCACGCTCCACCTACGACCGTGTTCTTCGCAACATGCCAACCAAGTACCTCCAGAAGCGTAACGAACTGCGCTTCTTCTCGGGTGCTGGTATCGTTCAGGATACATCATTCAGCTTGCAGAATCCTAACTCGGCAACTGCTGCAACCGCTGGCGCTCCGGCTCCCGGTTCAACATTTGGTGAGCAGGCTTTCATGAACGGCGCTATCCGTGCAAACGGTGGTCCGGGTGCTACAGGTTTGGCACCATACGGTATTCCGCTCGTTGAAATCCCGCTGATGCCAGAGACAGTCTCGGGCGACTACTCAGCCGCCGCAGGCAACCACGGTTATGTTGAGCTCACCTTCCCAAATAACAAGGTGATCGGTATGCACCGTGACATCACACTGTACCGTCAGTTCCAGCCAAAGACTGACACAATTGAGTATACTCAGTTCATGCGAATCGCAAACAATGTCGAGAATCTTGACTCGTATGTGATTGCTAAGAATGTTAAGCTGCGTAGCCTCTAATTCAAAGTAATTGATGATACATGGCGGGGCAGTTAATACTGCCCCGCCATTATCATTAAATTGATTTAAATCACTAATGATGATAGGATTGAATATATGGTTGATAGAACAAATGTTGTAAAAAGTGAAGATGCTGCTCCAAAGAAAAAGGCTCCGGCTAAGAAAGCAGCTCCAAAGAAGAAACCAGTATCAGAAGATACGGTTGATCAGCCAGTTGTTCATTTTACAGATAATAACGAAAAGGTTTTAGTTTATTTTGAAAGCGGTTCCGCATATATCACAGGCTCTGGTCATAGATTTTCCAGAAGCGAACCGTTAGCTGAAGTTACTCCAGATGAAGCAAATGTTTTATTGAGGTTGTCCAACTTTAGATTGCCTAGTGATGAAGAAAAAGAAATGTATTATAATAATCAGGAGGCTTAACAGTGGCAGGGAATCTTTCAAACTATCTTGAGAACAAGCTCATTGATCACTTCTTGGGAACTACTACATATACAAAGCCTTCTGCTGTTTATGTTGCTTTGTACACAGTAGCACCCAGTGATGCTGGCGGTGGTACTGAAGTTACAGGTGGTTCATATGCACGACAGACAGCAACATTTACTGCTGCAGCTAGCGGTGCAACTTCTAATAGTGCAAATATTGACTTTACAAATATGCCAGCAGCAACAGTAGTTGCTATTGGTATATTTGATGCTTTAACAAGCGGAAATTTACTATTGCATGGAACATTAACAACAAATAAAACAACTGATGCTGGAGATACATTAAGAATCGCTACTGGTGATCTTGACATCAGCATTGACTAAGGAGAGGAGATGTTAAGAAGAGAGTTTAGCGGAGCGGTGTTGACAACAACATTATCAGCAAATATTTCAAATTCTGCATCCTCAATTTCCGTTGTGGATGGTTCAACATTCCCATCAGGAACAAATCCTTTTGTCATCGTGATTGATAGGGGCTCTGGATCAGAAGAAAAGATTTTGATTTCTTCAAGGTCATCAAATACTTTTACTGTTGATACAAGAGGGTATGACGGTACGACAGCTGTAGACCACACATCTGGTGCTTTTGTTGATCATGTCCTGGATGCATCTGTTATTCAAGATATGAACACAACAACATATGATAATGAAGTTTTAGTATGGATGGGGGTCTAAATGGCTAATTTAACACCGAAGAACTTTTACATTGGAAGCGCTTCCGCATCCAATGCCTATACAACAGCTAATACTGTTGGTAATTATTCTATTATTAAGAATATAAATCTATGCAACACAACAGCATCAAACGCTGTGTGCAGTATCCACATTCTTGTTGGTGCAGCGACTCCCGCAGCTAATAATAAGATTGTAAGCAATGTTAATGTTTTGGCAAATAATGTTGTGTTTTACAATACTTCAATAGTCGTACCTGCTAATAGTAAAATCTATGTGGATCAGGTTACAGCAAATGCTGTAACATTTACAATTAGCGGTGTCGAGTATGCCTGATCTTAATAGGTCGGTACTTTCCGAAGCGGAGAATGCAGATACCCTTAATGGCTTAACTGATGTTACTATTACCGCTGCAGAAGAATTTCAAGGTTTAAGTTATAATGGAACAGAATGGGTTAATGGTCACATTCCTCTTGTTTCATATGTTAGAAACGCAGAATCAAATACTTTAACAACAGGAACCGTTGTTTATCTTTTTGGTGGAACTGGAGATCATGCATCTGTAAAGAGAGCTGATTATACAAGCGATACAACGTCATCAAAAACAATTGGTCTTGTTGGTAATCCAATTGCTGCATCACAAAATGGCCCAGTTATAACACGCGGTTATGTTGATGGAATTGATTTAAGTACCGGATATTCAGTTGGAGATGTTCTTTGGCTTGGAACAAATGGACAATTTACAACAACAAAAGCAACAGCTCCAAATCATCTTGTATTTATTGGTGTTGTCGTTAGAGCAAGCGTTAATGGAATTGTTTATGTTGCTACTCAAAATGGATATGAACTTGATGAGATCCATAATGTTGCTATTTCAAATACAGTTGCTTCTGGTGATTTTTTAAAGTATAACGGAAGTGTTTGGGTTAATGATGTAATTGACCTTGGAACAGATACCAATGGAAATTATGTTGGCTCTGTTTCTGGTGGAACTTTAATATCGGTTTCAAATACTGGTTCTGAAGGTGGTACTTTTACCGTTGGACTTTCAACTGGTACATCAGGTCAAATTATTGTTGCAAATTCCGCTGGCTCCCCAGCATATGTAACAATGTCTGGTGATGTTACAATAAGTTCAACTGGTCAAACAACAATAGCTGCGAATTCTGTTGCTCTTGGAGCAGATACCACAGGAAACTATATTGCTACAATCGCAGGAACTACAAATGAAATTTCTGTATCCGGTTCGGGTTCAGAAAGTGCTACTGTAACAATTGGTTTACCAGCTAATGTTACCATTGCTAATAATCTTACTGTTACTGGTGATTTAACTGTAAATGGAAATACAGTAACTTTAAACAC